ATAAACCTACATTTTTTCTATCTTCACCTAAATCACCTTGCATCCAGTGTCCTACAAATAAATAAGCAAAGGATTCAGGAATATTTAAATCAATTAAACACGGTTTATCATCTGGTTTGTAAATATCTAAATTGGCTCCTTCAAATAATACTTCAATAGGTTTTTCTAATTTAACATGTCCCTCTAAGGCATTAGTTTGTTTATTTCGTTTTTCAAATTGAGTTTCAAGAAATACTTTTTTAGAATGTTCTGAGGATACAATATTTAAATCCATTCTATTCATTCCTTCAATCCAATCACCTGCACATATAGTAGTTTCAATACCTGCTGTGAATCCAATATTATATTTACCTACAGATTGAAACTCATTAGGAATTGTTATTTGAGCCCAAATTTCTGGTTGTTTTGGGATTTGATTATTGGGGAGTATTAGATCATATAAAAATTTCCATTCAGGATTATCTTTACAGAACCCAAAAGGTGTATTTCCCCATCTTTGAGATAATAAACGTACGTTGTATTTATCCGATTGGATAATAGATTTAATAACATCTCGAGAACGAGCTCCATAACCTGAATAGGTATCAAAAGGGGAACTTATAATAAATAACGGTTTCATTAATATAACAATTTATGTGTGTTTACTCTATCTTTAACTTCACTAGCATTAATAAGTTCATATTTTTCTCTTGGTTTCCAAGTTTTAAATAATTCCTTAAATGCTTCTATAATTCTTTCACCTTGAATTCTTCCAGTAAATCCGGCTTCTCCTAAAGCCCACTCTCTACCTTTTAAACCTTTAGCTTTACGTTCTTCTTTAGATAAAGAATAAATAGCCATAATTTGCTCGGCAGCATCTTCAGGACGACATCTATCATCCCAAATATAAGGGGTTGGAGGTGAACCTTGAATTGAACGATTTGATGGAAATACTGGATAAGCCCATTCACCGTGTTTTTTATATTTACCAGTATGATTAGAAGGAATTTCTAAAGATGGTGTAAACCATTCTCCATTTTCATCTTCAAATCTCATTTGATCTTGCATACCTCCTGTTACATTAGCAATAATAGGATTACCAGTTAAAATTGCTTCTGTTAAACTTAATCCCCATCCTTCATTAGATGTTAATAAAATCTGAGCGTCTGTAATATTATACAACAAACTCATTTCATAGTTGTTAAAAATTTTATTTGTAATAATAATATTATATTTTTCCTCATTTAAAAATAATTCCTGAATAGCTGATAAATCAGTTCCATGTTCATTTATTAATTCAGTATGGAGCACAAAACAACATTTTTTAGCTTTTTCTTCTGGGAGTTGATCTATAAAAAATTTATAAGCCAACATAGTGTCAGGAATTTGTTTACGACGAATATTTCGAGAATTAAAGAATAAAACAAAATCATATTCTTTACCTTCAAAAAATTGTTTTTTAAAAGTTTGTAAATTTTCCCAACTTGGATCCTCAGGAGTAATAGGATGCATAAGTTTTTCGTTTAGACCATGAGGTACATAACGGACGACTTTATTTTTAGCTTTTTCACCTAAAACAATATTATTAATATTTACTGTTTGTTTTGAAATACCCATTAATAAATCACAGGCCTCATAAAATGCTTTATTGTATAAAGGTGCAGGGTAATCATCCCAAATATTTAAATAGGTAATAGGAATATTTTTTCTAATTTCATTTTCAATAGAAAATAACCAAATAAAATAACGTGGATCCGTAATTAACATAATTGCATCTGGTTTTTCTAATTCAATAATTTGACGCAATACATCAGGCCCACCATAATCATTTACAGGATATAGGAAGACTGAAGAATCTGTTAATCCATTTGATTCATTAGTTGATTGAGATAAATCAAGGCGTTTTCCTGCTTCAGGATGGCTAATTGAACCAGCAATATTAACCCAATTAAAATGTTGGGAAGTATTCATTACTACTTCTCTACCTACAGTTGCTACTCCTGAATGAACTCTAATGTCATCGCAAATTAAAAGGATTTTCTTCCGCTGCTCAAGTGGCAGATATTCAAAACTATTATTCATATAACTTTTTTAATTTGATTTTTAACTGTTAATTTCTAAATTTGTGTGATTATGTACTTTTTTCCTAAATTCTTCATCCGTAAGATACAAATGAATTGTACGATCGGCAAGTTTTTGTAGTGAAAATTTGTATTTTACACATGAAATTTTAAATTCGTCGAATAACTCACTTTGTACTTTTACAGAAGTAAGAGTCATATCTTTTTTACTCATAGCTTTTATTATTAATTGTTGTATATAAATATATTAGGATTCTATGAAAATGCACCTGCTAAGCATAGTTCTTTATTTCCTTTAAAAGGACAAAACCCACAATTCCATTTACTAGGATTAGTATCAAAATCTCCGTCTTTATGTTTCCCATCAGAATTAAATGTTTCTGTAATAAAATCATTTATTGCTTGTAATGCTCGATTTGTTTTAATTTTACCTGATGCTGGTTTAAAGAGTTGAATTCTAGGAATAATATAATCTTCACTTTCATAAAGTTTACGTTTAACAATAAAGAATTCAATATCTATATTTTCTTCTGGGAAGTTATATTGTTGAGAAAAATATTTTTTATAAAGAATTAATTGGAATTGTTTATCTTCGTTTTTCTTTTCTTTATCACCCCAACCACGAGTTGACGTCTTAATGTCTATAATTTTAATAGTGTTGGTTGGTTCATGATATAATACAATATCTAAATAACCGCGATATAATACATTTCTATACGCAGGATTAGGCGTTATAAGCAACGGTAATTCACATTTCACCAGGTGCCATCCCTTTTTAGAAAAATACAGATTACGTTTTTTCTTAAAATATTTTAATATTTCTAATCCATCTTCAAAAAACTCTCTCATTTCAATTGAGTCTGAGAAGTGAATGTTTTTATTGGATTTATAGTCTTTTAAATAGGTTTCTCTAAAACGTTCTTCAAAATAAGCTTCTAAATCAATTCTATCGGCTTCAGCACCACTTGTTGAATACATTACCTCTAAGTAGTTTTGTATTGTTTCATGTATAGCCGTTCCAAATGTCATGTGGATTGAAGATTCACTTGTATAATGACCATCCCTGTACTGAAGTGCCCATTTTTTAGGGCAACTTCGGTACATTGACATCTGGGAATAGGAAATAGCTTTCTCGTAAGCATAATTTACTTCACGATCTGATTTGCTAAGTATTTCCTTAATTAGGGAAGGTATTTTTTTCTTTTTAGCCAAAACTTATTTTTATAACCAATTAACTAACTCATCCGAAGGAAGGATGTTTAAATTTCGTTGAAGATTTTGTTGGAATATTCTATATTCAAAATAAGGATTATCAAATGGAATTAGAGTTTGGGTTCCTTTTTTAATTAAACCAACACCATGATCTATATCTAATGTACAGATATTTAAATCTGATCTTGATGCTTTAAGTTTATAAATTGTTTTCCAAACAGTACCATTCCATTGTTGCCCCCAAAAATCTTCAATCAAGCGAGTGTAATTGTCTTCATACATAAAAGGGTTACAATCATGCAATACAATTACTCCACCTTCAGATAAATGGTTTAGTGAATTTAAAACATCTTTTTCTACCTGGTAGGATAAATGGAGACCATCTACAAAAATGACATCCCATTTAAAATCAGGAGATAAATCCAAGTATCCATTATCTAATTTAGTAAAAAAATCATCTGAAGTAAAAGGGTAAGTTGCTGGGTTATTTGGGTTTTCATAACCAGGGTCAACTGATCTTTTATTGATTGCATTTATATGATTAAAACAATCTTCAGGAAATCTTACTCCGATTTCTAGGTAATTACTAAAATTATACTTAGAAAGGATAGTATTGATTACTTGGATTCTATCTGTTATTTTTTCCATTTCCCTCTCATTACTAACATTGCAATAATACCATAATTAGCAATGTCTACAAAACTATCAATCATTGTTTCTCCAGTAACATAGTTATAACCTTTACGTTTTAACATGTTTTTTAGGCGGTTTATTTTGTCATTACAACGCAACCAAATTCCAGTCAATGAAAGTTGTACATCTTCGGGTTCATCCAATGTAGTACCAAGAGATATATTTCCTAAACCATAATCCATCATTTTTTTAGCAAATAATTCATATTGTTCTTGTTGAACTTCTTTCCATGCTTCTGCTAATTGTGGATATGTTTTTTCAAAATCAGAAATTGCTCTTTGTATCCCCGAGGGATTATAATCTGTGTTTTCGATAATCATAATTTAAATAACTTCTTTTTTATTTAAGTATTTATCAATAGTTTTCAATCTTTCATCAGCATCTGCTAACATAATAAGTGCTTCTTCAGCATTTTTATAAAAATCACTTGTTGAATGATCTCCAATTCCTGCTGGGGAGTTTTCTAATAATTCTAAAGTAAGAAGGGCTTTTGCCTTATCAGCCATAGCTGATGTGTATAACATGTCTTTTAATCGACTCATAACTTTGCTTTTTTAATTAATTTATCTGTTTCTTTTTCATCAACCCCCATTTCCCAAAGAATTCCTCTTACTCCAGCTTCACGTATAATATCAATATATTCTTCGGCTTCTCCAAAACTACAATGATAATAATTAGCTACATATTGTAACAAATCTTCGTATGTATTTTTATTTTGTTTTTTTACATACTTGAGGAACATTTTTTTCTTTGGCAACATGGTCTTATAAATGTTATAAATTTTTTCTTTTTCAGTAAGTGGGAGTTTTTGTGCAACATTTGCGATTTCTACATAACTTATATACATCGATACATATCTATGAATCATGTAAGAATTGAATGATTCCCGCTGATCTTCTGAAAAAGATGACCATTCCCTTTTATTAAAGGTTAATTCATTAAGCCAATCAAACAGCGTCATCTTCGAATTCTGCTCTTAATTCTTTAGGCAATAATTCTACTAATACTTTACCTGTTTTTACATCAAAAAATACTGGGACTGGAATGACTCCATCTTCTGATGTTCCTGTTACGAATTTAGACACTTTACGTAAAATTACACCTTCTTGGAATACTTGATTACCTTCAGGTGATGTTATTGGTGTCGTGTTTTTAATGTCTATATTGACATTTAGTTGTGGTTTTTGATTCATGATTATTTATTTAATTTTTCTTTTTTATATTCTATAAAATCGTGGATAAATCCAGCTGCTACAATTATATTCATACCTAATGATATTAATATTTCGTGTATATCCGCGTATATGGACGTCATTAAATGAATATGACCTACCATCCAAAACGGTATCGATAAATTTTGTGAAATCCAAGATAATGTGTATTTTACAAAATATTTCATTTTAACTCAATCAATCTAGCTATTAACGCCATACAATTAATTTCTTTATCAA